GTTGCTACCGAGGTAGCGAACCGAACGAACCCACGCACGGATGTTGTGGCGTTGAGTGTGCAAGGGAACTTCCCCCACACACCAAAGCTTGCGAGCCAATTTAAGTTTGGTCGTGTTCATAAGAAGGCCACCAGTTCTCAGCCCATGCGGAGAACTTCGACGTTCCCCGTCTCGTTGTTACGCATCGTTTTGTAGTTACCCTTACCCCACAGCACATTAGACATAGATGCGGCTGAGCCTTGAATCTCTTTCACATCAGAGTTGTTAGGGATAGGTATTACACACACATCACCCACCTTCATTGGCTTGAGGTAGGGCATGAGGTGACCACGCAAATATCCAAGCGGGTTACGTGATTGCGCACGCTTCTTCTTGGGTGGGGTGGCATCGGGTACATGAAGTTTGAGATCACCCTCGATGATCTGTTCACCCGTAGGTAACACGATGATGTATTGGGCACGAATAGCATTGAGTAAACGTGTCGCATCTTTAGCGGTCTTAAGGATTATATCCATGATAGTTTATGTTTCCGTTGTGTTAAAAGATAGTTAAGTTTTCGACTTAACAAGGTTAAGTATACATGATAAAGGTCGTTGTGTCAAATTGTGTTTGTAGTATCTACATCATGGCCTCCAATAAAATAGGTCAAGCATGAGTACCATAAATGCAATGAGCAAAAGTACACGTTCAAATTTTTCCCAAGGTGTCAACATTCGATGTCCTCCTCGGGGCCGTCTTCAACTTCTATGCGCAAGACACGCACGCCTTCAAAAATCTCGACGATGTCGTATTCAAACCCTGCCTTGTCGAGCAGTTCGTATAGTTCCTGTGGTGTCATTTGAATGTCTCCTTGATGTATTCCATAGCTTCACGTTTGGTATCGAAGCCTAGGTAGTTGCCGTCTTCATCTATCCACTCATCGGTGGTCTTGCCATAGATAACCCAGATGTCGCCTGATCTCTGAGGTTCCCAACAGTCAGCGTCATTAAAGCGTTCCATGTACAGTTGATGCACAACCTTCTTGCACGTTGTGTCGTCTACCCCTGTCAGGCGTTCGAGTTCAGCAGGGTGGTTTTCTTCCAGCAGGGTGATGATCTGCTCTTTAAGTGTGGTCATGGTTTATCCTTTCTTGCAAATGACAATGCGTCTTGCCATACCAGCCACGCATTTTTGATAGACCCAAAGATGTAGTCAGGCATGACGTACTTATTGGTTGGTCGCATAAAATGAATCACATCTTCTCGTGTACCCACGGCTACACAACGTAGATACGACTTCATGAATGCCATGTCTTCAGATGTCAGGTCTTCTTCCTGATCCTGTTCTTCTTCCTTCTGTGCCTGCTCGTCAAGCATCCGTTGGTGGTCGGCCAACAGGTTGGCGTAGTGTGCGTCTAGTCCATTCATTTGGTCACCTCTTCAATGCGTTCACTGTGGAATATTTCACCGTCACCCATCGTGGATTTATCTTTGTCAAACAGATAGAACGCTGTGTGCTCGGCTTCTCCAAGGTCGTTGGCTTCCACCTCAATCATTTGAAAGAATGAAAAGACCACTCCGATTTTGTATTTCATATCACCTCCTCGATGTAGGCAGCATTGCCTGTCCCATACATATACTCTTGCGCATCTTTCTCAGCTTCCTGCTTGGTATCAAATACACCGAGCAATGTGCCGTTGTGGTTTCTTACTACGTATTTCATTTGGTTGTTCCTTATAAAAACATATCGAGCGTCAGGTCTAGTTGCAAACCATCGGCTCAGTTGTGGGTTATCGTCTTGCATCAAAGGTGGCGTAGGCCACCCTGTCTTGGTCATAGTCCCTCCCTCAGTGTGTTGTGTGCAACATTTCAAACAGCGTGCACAGTACTGTGTCTACATCTACTGACTTGGCCATGTACATAGCCCTGTCGATCAGCTTGTGGTCAATCAATCGTTTGTCCATGTGCTTGACCGCCATCTCTGGGTCTTCGGGGTACACCGCTTCACCGATCATGTACAGCAACTCATGGGGCTTGCCGAACTCTGCGTCATACAGTGCTTCGTACAACATCTCACGGTACTCTTCCTCATCTGCCGTGTCGTACTGCCACATACCTGTGCCATATACATTGCCGAACCCTGAGTAGTACTTGCTCTCTTGCTCATACACACCCGGCTCACGCTCGGTGGGTAGCTGATCCCACTTGACTTTCAGTACAGCTTTGGACAGCGCATAGAAATGCAGTACATCAAGGGATTCCTCGTTGCTGTGCTCACGGTCGTAGCCCACGCTGATGTTGGTGCACTCGGGTATCACGGTGACGAACTCTGCCGTGTCGGTGTACACACCTGATGGATCAGGGCTGTAGAAAAACGTATCGTCAGCAAGGTTGAGTTCATCGCTGAGATGTTGTGCAAAAGAATCAGAGCAGCATCTGCCGTATGCCTGATCTGTGATGATGCTGTCGTTCGCTCGTCTGTCGAACGCAATCGCCCTGTCGAATTCACTGAGCAGTTGTGGGTATTCCTCGAACAGATGCGTCGCACCGATACCGCCCTTCTCTTCGCCTTGTGTGAACACGTAGTAGGCAGGCACACCAGCACACATCATGTGCATCAGCATGGCACAGCCCGCACCGTCATCTGCACCGAGAGGGGCACCATCCGCACGCCAGTGTGTTGCAGTCTTAGTGAACTTGTTGGGCGCCACTTCCTTGTGCACCGTATCCACATGGGCAACGAACAGCGTTTTGTGTGTGCCAAGACTGCGAGCATCTACGTGCAGGTTGCCTGCCACGTCACGCCATGCCTTATCGGTCAGGTGTTTGGGCACATGATCTTCAAGCCACTGGGTGAAGTACGCAGTTGCAGTTGTGTTGTGTGGCCGTGCAATCGAAAGAGCACGGGTCAGAGTTTTGTAAAGTATAGATTTAGTTTTCATAATGTTTCTTAAGTTAAAAGTTTCCTACTTGGTAGGAATTATTCGCCACTTGTTTCAGTGTCAGTTTCGGGGGCGGGTGCATTGCTTGGGTGATACTTCTCACCATCTACCTCTACACACTCGACACTGTCGGTGTACCAATCGCATGAAGCCACGCATTGCCAGCCGTCACACTGCAAGCCCCACTCTTGGGTATCTTGGAACAAGCAGATGCGCTCATCGTCTTGGGTGTAGTAGTTGCCATCAATCTCAATCGCTTCATCGACGTGTTCGTACTCACCGTTATCAAGCCAAACGATGTTGTTGTCGTCAAGGTAGTCGGTGTGGAAGTAGCTATCCCGTGACTCCACATACACAGCAACCTCTTCGCTGAAGCGATACTCACGCCCATTACGGCCATAGCCTAGGCGATAGCCATCCTCACAGCTTGAGCACACAAGGTTGTCTTCGTGATAGCCCACCCAATAGCCGTCACCCGAACGGATACGGTCGCCACAATCCGAGCAGTCATCGCTGTTCACCGAATCAGCATCGCCATTGGTGTTGGAACACTCGTACTCACCATCGTCATCAATGACAAGCGTATTGCCCACTATGGATACACGCTGATTGCAACCATCAAGGTACGGTGCAATAAACCCACAGTCATTGCAGTCGTCAATGTGCTTGAGCCTCTGCCCATAGTTCCAACCACCACGATGCTCATAGCCTTCTTCTCTGAGCCACGCTTCGAGCACATCGTCACGGCCTGAGTACCCGTCATCGTTGCGGAAGTAGCTACGCACAAAATACTTCTCACCTTCATTCTTTATCACAAGTGCACGGCCTACTGTGTCACCGCCTATGGTACGCACAGCCAAGCCCCATCCATGCTCGGGTGCATACGTTTGGTACGGGTGGTCATCAACATTGCTCTGACCCCACTGCATACAAGACTTCGGCCCACGCTCTAGGTGGTGGATCATCTGCACTGAGGTGTTCACAATGAAGCACTCACCCTTGCCACACAAAGCAGCTAGGTCACGTATCGCATGGTCAGGCAGTGTGCTGAAGTGCTTGGTCAGGTACTTGCCTATCGTGGTGATGGCTTGCTTGTCGTCAACACCCTTGCGTTCGTTGGCCGTGTATGCCAAGCGTGATGGGTCGGACTGTGCCTTGTGTGGCCATTCGAGTAGCAGTTGTTGCCAATCGTCAGGCCGTGCCATGCCCATAGCCTTGATGACCACGGGATGGATGGCGTGTTGCTGTTGCTGGTGCATATGCCATGCACGGCTGTAGTCACGATCCAGTGTGGTGATACGAGGCACCAATTCATAAGGGTCGTTGCAAGAGTGCCAGTAGTCTTTAGCATCGGCGTTGTACCAGCGGTATTTGGGCGCACCACGTTTCAAGATGAGAGCTGCCTCCCAAAAGATGTCGAGCATTTGCTTGGGGTTATATGTAGTTTCCATATAGGTTCCGTTTAGTTTCAAAGATGTGGTGTGAGACGGCACACCACGAACCGTTTTTCCTACCCAGTAGGAATTTTTATCGGCCTCCCTTATGTGATGAGTTAAGGTTCAGTAACAGTGAACGATCTGTTACTACGATGTAGTTACTCTTGGGCATGGGCACAATGGTGTGCTTGCGTGCCTTGGCCTGTGCTTCCCCGCAGGTCATACAGGTGCGGTATCCCAACTTAGATCGGGCAGGTGGTATCCGTTCTGCATAACAGCAGGTGCAGATGGGTAAGTGGTAGTGGGTCATGCGTCAAGGGCTTCAATAACTATGACTGCCATACCACCGAAGCAGAACCCAGCGAACACAAGGAACGCCTGACGAAAGGCATTGCCATCAGCATCCCAGCCTGCGAACAGGCACAGGCAAAAGCCAAGGGTGAACCCAATGGCGTACAAGATTGATGTTAAGTTCATGATGCTTCCTTATAGGTTCCAAGATTTAGGGGGCAATTTATTGAGAACAGCCCATGCGTGGTCAATGTCCACGGACAGTGTTTCAGTTGCAAAAGTTGATCTATCTTCAAGGTATGCCTCGGCAGATTGCGTGAGGTTGTTTAACGCCTCGCTTAACAGTTCAATCTTTTCTTGGTCGGCCATTGCCTCCCCTACGCTTTCAGTGATGGTGTAACCCTTGAGCATGGCCAACTGTTCCAGTGCAGGGAAGCAAGCTATGTATGTTTCTTCGCTGTCAAACTGCGCTACTTCGTGTGCCCCTGCCCCAGCTTCAAAGTAAACCGTGACGTTTGAGCATTGGGTTTCGTCTTCGTACATATCAATGCAGTCACCCACATTGCATACATCGATGATGTTCTGGCGCTTGCCTTTCGCCCAAAAATGCACAGGCATATCCTGTGGCATCTCACTCAGGGCTTGGATTAGTTCAGCTACTTTCATTTCATTCTCCGTTTCGAGTTGAGTTTTTCCTACGTGGTAGGAAAGTGTGTGGTACACACCCAAGAGGGGACTTGTATCCCCTCCCAGTTGCATACAACTTGTTTGTTGTATTGTTTACACAATGGCTGGGTTTTCACAGGCATAGTGCGTAGTGCTTACTCTTTGTTTGGCATCTGTTTTTTTAACTGCGATAGTGTTTGTCGGTCGTGCATATCCCAACTGAGTTGGTTCACGAACCCTTGCAAGTATTGGCATTGCGTTCGGTGGAAATCATCAGGCTGAATCGCCCATCAAATATAAATAGACTCCCACTCTCGCACGCACCTCTTGCATTAGGCTTGTTGTACTGTGGTACAGAGCAAGTCACACATTTAGGCAGTATCGTTTTGCTTTTCTACTAGCTGAGTCACGCTAGTATGCTGACTGGGTACAGCACGCCTTCTTAGACGCAGGGAAGGGTTCATGGCATAGCAGGTGTTGTGACACGATGCAATGCTTTCCCCCTGTGGGTCTCTCGTATAACATTAGTTCCGAGCGGCGGTTTACTGTATGTGTTGGGGCACATACGCTTAATATGTTTTTAAAGAACTTTCCTACGGGTAGGAAAAACCAAAATGAATGGGCACGATTTCCCAAATGGCTAAAGCCATTGTACCATACATAAAGGGGCTTGTCAAGTCAAGACATGATGAAACAACATCAAACGTATCACTTACCCTCGTGTTCTGGAACACGCTTACTTGTCGTGTATGGGGTTGTACCTCTGCACTTTGATGTACTCATAGTGCCCAAAAACAAACTTGGTGGTGGTGTATTTGATGCCACGATCTCGCAGTTCACGGGCGGTCATGTTGCGTATGGCCACAGCCTCAGTTGCAGGCACGACAAAATAATTACCCACTGCAAGTGAACGCAGCTTGCGTAGGGCATCTTCGTTTGGCTTCAAAGATTTAACCCGAACATCAAACGCACGCTGATCTCGGGTTTGCCTTAAAGATGTTTTTACATTTGCCTTGCGCTTGGCTTGCAGTTCGTGCATTTGGGCGGGGGTTTTGGCCATGCTGGTTTGCTTGACTTGCTCAACGAAGGATTGCATGAGTTCAGGGTCGAGGTCAAGGTCTAGTAGGTTGGGTTTCATTTCGTGTTCCAAAGTTCCGTGAAATTCAGTGTGTACCTGAGACGGGAATTATACTGGAACAGAACGCAGAACGCAAGGAATGTAATAGCGTGGTATATCGGAACGTGCAGTTTGGCAAGGGGTGGTGCTTAAAATGTAGGCAGAAATTCAGTGAGTACTAGAGACGAAAATCCATAAAAGCCAAGAAATAAAAATCCTACCAAGTAGGAAAAACGATATGCTTGATCCCAAGCGCCCTGCCACAACTTCCCCCAAAAACTAAAAAAGAAAATTTCCCAGAGTGACTTTGTAAAAACCAGAACAACACTGAGAACATATATATAAATATATTATTTTATTATTATTAAAGGGACTTTTTGCTTTGGAACATTGCTAAGAAATGACAAGACGTGATTAGACGGGTGTTCCGATAAAAAATTAGAACGTTCCAAGTCCGTGCTAAATTCCCAGAACATTTGGAACATGGTTGCATGGCTACATAGTTGCATGGCTACATAGTTGCGTGGTTGCATAGCTGCTTCCCCCACCAGTTCTCCCAAAAGATGCGAGGGGCAAACCCTCGCCCGACCAGACGCAAAAAAGCCCACATGAAGTGGGCAACAAAAAACCCGCCGAAGCGGGTTGGGTTTTTCCTACGGGTAGGATTATTCAGTTATTTCGTAACCCTCAGATTCAAGATACGAACGGACACACGCCTCGATTGTCGGTGCCTCCGCATCATCATACGATGACTGAATTTTATCGCACCATGTTTTAAATTCAGGGTGAGAGAAAACCTTAGCGATCACTTTGTCAATAGCCTCAGTTTTGGTTTTGCCTTTTCCGCCTTTAGCTTTGCCCTTAGACGATGACAATGAAAAGGCGGTGCCCTCATTGACGGCCATGACGAATGACGTCATATAGTTACTGTAGGTTTTTGCGGCTTTGCCCTTAAAAGCGGCTTTCATTGCATCCGCAAAATTCAGGCGGTGTTGGCAGGTTTTGACAGATTTTCCAAAAACGATGCCTGAGGCTTTCAGGGTTTTGGCCTGTTCGTTGACTACGTCAACAGCGGACACGCCTGAATGGATAGCAACAGCAACAGATTTGAAAATGCTGATTGTGTCAAGGGTTTTAGTTGATTGTGCCATTTTTAGTGTTTCCTAAAAGTATCGGTTCAATCGAATGTGATTGCTTGCCGATGTCTCAATTATAACCTGTCTTGTCCTGTCTTGTCCTGTCTTGTGTTCTTTCCTACCGTGTAGGAAAAAATCGCCCTCTCCCTCTGGCGCCCGCCAGTTCCCACGGGCGCGACCCCACCCGCCCCCCACCAAGCCTTGTAGCGTCGGGACTCCGTAGCCGCATCTACAGTGTGGTCTACTCAAACGTGTACCAATTTATTTAAAAACGTACATGAAACCCACCTCATGTCGCTAAAAGCGCGTTTTGCGAACCCACCCCCCATCAAAATAAAACGCCCCGCTAAAAATTTTTATAGCAAAAAATCCATGAAATCGTGTTCCAGAACACCCCCCTAGTAATAGTGTCTTGACACGCCCTGCCGTTTGTGTGTTATATTTCGCGCCATGCTGACCTGTATCCCAGAGTTGACGGTGCCGATCCCAAGCAAGCGGGAGGATGTGGTGTCTCTACATACCAAGGTGGATGCCCTGTTTAAGACGGCTGAGTTCTTAGAAGCGTTCGGTGCACCCACTGAGGCAACAGATGAGGATAAGGTGCGGGCACGCTCGGCCTTCCACGATTCAGTCAGCACTGCGGAAGCTACAAATGTAGTCACGGCCCAGACCAACGCGGTCACAACCACGGCATCGGTGATGCACCTCAAGTCCATACTGAGTGAGTACGATCAGGTAGTGGTGAACTCGGCGGTGCAGATCAGAACCTATGTGACCAACAAGTTGATCGAAGAGACAACCCACCCCGACCCCAAGATTCGCATCCGTGCATTAGAGTTGCTAGGCAAGGTGGGTGACGTGGGGCTGTTCATCGAACGCAGTGAAATTACCGTCAAACACAAAACCACCCTTGAGCTTGAGGCTTCGATTAAAGGTAGGATTTCTAAACTGCTGGAACTTCGCAGCAAGTCAGAACAAGTTGTGGATGTGCTGGCCAAACCCAGAACATTACAGGAAAGCAAAGCCGACGTGCTGAGCACCCCTACCTTAGTACGCTCTGAACCACATGATTGATTTTTCTGAATTCACAATGGAGGATCTACAAAACGTAGATTTAGCAAAGCTAGACCCATTGGATTTGGAATCGTTTGATGCCACGCTGGAAGAGTTGACCAAGCGGGAGACTTCCAAGATTGCACGCAGTAGCCTGCTTGAGTTTTGTATGAAGATGAACCCCGACTACAAGATCGGGCGGCACCACAAGAGGCTGGCGTCTCTATTAGAAGACATGGCGTTCAACCGCAAAGACCGGATTGCTGTCTCTATTCCGCCACGGCACGGCAAATCTTTTTTAGTGTCTGTGTATTTCCCTGCATGGTTCCTTGGCAACTTCCCTGATAAGAAGGTGCTGATGGTGTCTCACACCACAGACTTGGCCGTTGACTTTGGCCGCAAGGTACGTAACTTGGTTGACCTAGATATGTACAAGGAAATATTTCCAACGGTGACGCTGGCCGCTGACAGCAAGTCTGCCGGTCGGTGGAACACCAACTCAGGTGGTGAGTACTTTGCCTGCGGTGTTGGCTCTGCCCTTGCGGGGCGAGGCGCTGACTTCTTGATTGTTGACGATCCGTTCTCTGAGCAGGACATCTTGAACGGCAACTTTGAGGTGTTCCAAAAGGCGTACGAATGGTTTACTTTTGGTGCCCGTACCCGCCTGATGCCGGGTGGCCGGATGGCGATTGTGCATACCCGATGGCACCCCAACGATCTGATTGGCATGATGGCCAAGGACATGGCACGCAATGACGATGCTGATCAGTACGAGTTCTTTGAGTTCCCTGCCATATTCAACGAGAACACGCCAGAAGAAAGGGCGCTGTGGCCTGAGTTCTTTGACCTTGAAGCCCTGCATAGAACCAAAGCGTCGATGCCCTCGTTTCAGTGGAACGCTCAGTATCAGCAACAACCCACCAGCGAAGAAGGTGCGATCATCAAGCGCGAGTGGTGGATGAAGTGGGAAGAGGAAGACCCCCCAGAGTTAGAGTTTGTCATCATGACACTTGATGCAGCAGCGGAAAAGAACAACCGCGCTGACTTTACAGCCCTGCTTACATGGGGTGTGTTTACCCACAAACTCACGGGCGAGAAGCCCCACATCATCCTGATGAACGCCATCAACAAACGGGTGGAGTTTGGTGAACTCAAAGACATGGCGCTGGAAGAATACAAAGATTGGGAGCCAGATGCGTTCATCGTGGAGAAGAAGTCCAGCGGTACGCCCCTGTTCCAAGAGTTCAGGCGCATGGGGATTCCTGTCCAAGAGTTCACCCCACACAGGGGCACAGGTGATAAAGTTGCACGACTGAATGCAGTGTCGGATATTTTCAGATCGGGCATGGTCTGGTATCCTGCGGGTAGGCGCTGGGCAGAGGAAGTTGTAGAGCAGGTGGCTGCGTTCCCCGCGTCAGATCATGACGACATGGTTGACTGCACAAGTATGGCGTTAGCTCGGTTCAGGAATGGTGGGTTCATCAGCTTGGACAGCGACGAAAAAGATGACATTTACTCAATACCCCGTAAAGCGGCGTATTACTAATATGGCAACACAAAAGTTTATGGGCAAGAACCAGCTAGTTGACCGCTTGGCGGCACAGGTTGGCTCCAAAGAATCAGCGATGGCTATTCTCCAGAAGCGTGGGCACGTAGACGCGCAAGGCAATTTGACAGAAGCCGGTAAAGTGCGAGATGCTATGACTGCCAAAGAACGCGCCATTGACCGTGAAAGCAAACGCAGCGGCAACAAACCAACGGCATACAAATACGACCCCAGCACGAATCGTGCAACTTTGAGAAAGAAATTCTGATATGGCTACCAACATCGACAAAGCACTGTACCAACAACCCGCAGGGATTGACGCGTTAGCGCAAAACGAGGATGCGATTGAGATTGAGATTGTTGACCCTGAAGAAGTCAACATTGCAATAGGTGACTTAGAGATCAGCATTGGTGAAGGCGATGACGATACCTTCTCTGATAACTTGGCCGATGAAGTGTCTGATAGTGCACTGCAATCTATGGCAAGTGAGTTATGTTCTGACATTGACAACGACAAAGCCTCACGCAAAGATTGGGAGAAAGCATACACAGAAGGTTTGAAACTTCTAGGCTTGCAGATCGAAGAGCGCACAGAACCTTGGAACGGTGCGTCAGGTGTGTTCCACCCCATGATTACTGAGGCGGTTGTTCGCTTCCAAGCTGAGACGATCACTGAGACATTCCCCGCACAAGGCCCAGTGCGCACCAAGATCATTGGTAAGGAGACACCTGATAAGAAAGAAGCCGCAGCTCGTGTTCAAGATGATATGAACTATCAGTTGACAGAGAAAATGGTTGAGTTCCGCCCAGAACATGAGCGCATGTTGTGGTCACTGCCAGCCACGGGTTCCGCATTTAAGAAGGTGTACTACGACCCATCCCTTGGTCGTCAGGTTTCGATCTTCATCCCTGCCGAAGACATCATCTTGCCGTACGGCACAACGGAGATGGATACGTGCTACCGCATTACACACGTGATGCGTAAGACCAAGAATGAAATCATGAAGCTGCAACAAGCAGGCTTCTACCGCGATATTGATCTGTCTGAGCCTGATAAATCCATCAGTGATATTCAGAAAGCCAAAGACAAAGAGACAGGTTTCAGTGACATCAATGATGATCGTTACACACTGTATGAGTGCCACGTTGATCTAGACCTCAAAGGCTTTGAAGACGAAGAAGATGGGGAAGCCACCGGCATCATGTTGCCGTACGTTGTCACGTTGATTAAAGGCACTAACGATGTGCTAGCCATTCGCCGCAATTGGGAAGAAGATGACCCACTCAAACTCAAGCGTCAGCACTTTGTACATTACCAATATATACCGGGTTTTGGAGCTTACGGCTTCGGGCTTTTCCATCTTATCGGAGGCTTTGCTAAATCCGCTACCTCCCTCATGCGTCAACTCATCGACGCAGGAACACTTGCCAACTTGCCCGGTGGACTCAAGACACGGGGCCTGCGCATCAAGGGCGATGACACGCCCATCGCACCGGGTGAATTCCGAGACGTAGATGTAGGCTCTGGCACCATCCGTGACAACATTCTGCCGCTGCCATATAAAGAGCCAAGTCAGACGTTGTACACATTGCTTCAAAACATTGTGGATGAAGGCCGCAGGTTTGCCGCTACCGCTGATATGAAAGTGTCTGACATGAGCGCAAATGCTCCTGTGGGAACAACGCTTGCTTTGTTAGAGCGCCAGTTAAAGGTGATGACTGCGGTGCAGGCGCGTGTGCACTTTGCATTGAAGCAAGAGTTGGGTCTGTTGAAAAACATCATTCGTGATTACTCGGACACTGACTACTTGTACGAGCCAGAAGGTACCAAAGGCCCCCGCGCTAAACAGTCTGACTACCAACACGTAGATGTGATTCCTGTGTCTGATCCCAACGCCGCGACCATGAGTCAACGTGTTGTGCAGTACCAAGCTGTGATTCAGATGGCGCAGATGGCACCCGACATCTATGACTTGCCACAACTGCATCGCCGTATGTTGGAAGTGCTTGGCATCAAGAACGCAGATAAGTTAGTGCCGCTGGAAGAAGACCAGAAGCCCACTGATCCTGTGTCTGAGAACCAGAATGTGCTCAAGGGTAAACCACTCAAAGCGTTCATGTACCAAGATCATCAGTCACATATCCAAGTGCACATGATGTTGTTGCAAGACCCGTTGATTCAGCAGTTCATTGGTCAGAACCCCCGTGCTCCCGCCATTCAAGCGGCGCTTACTGCACACGTTGCAGAACACGTTGGCTACATGATGCGTCAGAAGATTGAGCAACAACTGGGTATGCCCCTGCCACCAGAAGACGAGAAATTGCCACCGAACATGGAGATTGCGTTGTCTGGAATGATGGCGCAAGCGGCCAACCAAGTGTTGATGCAAGATCAGGCCAAAGCCGCGCAAATGCAAGCGCAGCAGCAAGCGCAAGACCCTGTGGTTCAGATGCAGTTGCAAGAGTTGCAGATCAAGCAGGGCGAGTTGGAACTAAAGAAACAGAAATTAGCTCTCGATGCAACCATCGCCGCCGACAAGCAAGAGTTGGAAGAGCAAAAAGTCAGTGGTCGCTTGGAACTTGACGGCCTCAAAGTGGGTGCGCAAATTAACGAAAGTAAATCCAAACAACAGTTTGAACAAGAACGTGCCGGTATTCAGATGGGCGCTGACATCGCAAAGAACAAAGCTCAAATGGATTTGCAAGCACGCACTACAGCACTTCAACGAAACCAGCCTAAAACGGAACTTAAATCATGATCCAAGACTTTGCACGCGTATTGCGCGAAAAAATACGCACCGACATGAACAACTACGCTGACGATTTGGCGGGTGGGGGGTGTCGCACATTTGAAGAGTATCAAAAACTTTGCGGGGTTATTCAGGGTCTAGCCCTTGCAGAGCGTTATCTCCTTGACCTTGCACAGAAAGTTGAACAATCCGATGAGTGATATTGATCTTTCCCCCGGTGCTTTTGCACTGCCTGAACCCATCCAACCTTTGGATGCACCTGAAACCGAAGCTAACGACGAGCAAAAGGCCACGCAACTTCCTATCCCAACGGGTTGGAAGATTCTTTGCGCTGTGCCCGACATCTCTGAGCGAGTGGATGGTACAAGTCTGGACTTAGTCCGACCTATTGAAAGCATGCGCCAAGAAGAAACTGCAACCACTGTGTTGTTTGTTTTGAAAGTTGGCCCCGATGCGTACAACGACACCGCCAAGTTTCCTAACGGAGCATGGTGTAAAGAAGGCGACTTCATCTTAGTACGTACCTACTCTGGCACAAGGTTCAAAATCTTTGGCAAAGAGTTTCGTCTCATCAACGACGACCAAGTTGATGCTGTTGTGCAAGACCCTCGCGGCTTAACCCGCGCTTAAAAGGATTCAAAATGCCAGAAGCATATAAATTTCCTGACGAAGACGGTGGAACCGACACAAAATCGGTAGACATTGAAAACGAAAGTACTGAAATTGAGATAGAAATCGTTGACGATACCCCCCAAGAAGACCGTGGCCGCAAGCCATTGGGACGCGAAGTGGATGATCCGTCTGAAGATGAGCTTGATTCATACACTGATGGCGTAAAAAAGCGCATCAAAGAGCTAACACACGCCCGTCATGACGAGCGCCGTGCCAAAGAAGCCCTTGCACGTGAGAAACAAGAGTTAGAACGCATCACACAGCACATTCTGGAAGAGAACAAACGTCTCAAACAGCACGTGAGCACGGGTGAACAGACTTATTCTGAAACAATCAAGGCGGCAACACATGCCGAGCTTGAAAATGCCAAGCGTAAGTACAAAGAAGCATACGAAGCAGGCGATTCTGACGCTCTGTTGGAGGCACAAGAAGCCCTGACAGATGCCAAGATGCGTGTAGAAGCTGCAAAAAACTTTAGACCTACCCCTGTACAACAAGATGATATTGATGTACAAATCAGGTCATCTCCTCCACCCCGACAAGAGATCGACGATAAAACCTTGCGCTGGCAAG